TAGCTACTGATTATGCCATTAACTCAATCTTGATTAAGTCAGGTATGACCATGCCGAAAGATGGCTTATATGACCCCAAGTATAATGATATGGGTGCTGAGAAAATATATAAGCTATTGGAAAGCGAGGCTGAGAAAAAACCTAACCAATGTAGTTGGGGTATGGTTATGCCTAATGATATGTCCGAAGAGCAGATTAAAAAAGAAGAGGCTATCATTAAGCAACAAGTAACCATGGCAGTACAGAATACTAAATCAATTGGTAATCTTCCAAGTGATATTAAAGATATCATAAAAGAAATGGAAAGGTCGCAAGTTGATTGGTCTTCTGTAATTAGAAGAGTTGTTGGGGGAGATCAACCTGAGAACTACACATATGCGAGACCGAATAGAAGAGCTTATCATTGTTTCAATATTTACAATCCAAGCACTTTGAAGATGTCTTGTGGAGATGTGATTATTTGGGTAGATACCTCAGCATCTGTTTCTAGAAAAGAGCTATCCCATGCCCTCGGAGAAATCAATGCTATCTCTGAGGATATGCAACCTAACTCAATAACTGTTTACTATGCTGATACCTCTATACAAAAACAAGAGAGGTATGAGAGAGGAGATATTATTGAGAACCTAAACGTAAAAGGTCGTGGGGGTACTGACCCAATGTGTGTGTTCAAATATATTGAAGACAATAATGTAAATGTCGACAGTATGGTTTGCATTACAGACATGGGGTTTCATGATTTCCCTGAGTATGTCGACTACCCATTACTTTGGGTATCAACTGACCTCAGGGCAAAGACACCACCGATTGGGGAAATAACTTTCCTCAATATCTAAACTATGCCCATAGAAGTTACTGTTAACTTCTGTGGGTTTAATCTTAACTTTAAGGAGCTTTTAATGAATAAGTTTAAAAAGAATATGTCCATGAGATCTATATCAGATTACATGACTAATAAAGAATATCCCACCAAGGCAGAAACAAAAGCCAAGCATATGGAGTGTTACGATTACTTTATGAGTTGTAAAAACTCCGAGATGCTAAAAGCATACAAAGAGATACATGGTCTCTCAGGATTAGAGATGCGAGATATGCACCATTATTACAAGCATGGAAGACATGAATACGATTATGACGGAGATGCTAAAGATAACGGCTTTAGGCAAATGGTTCAGAAGATGAATAAGTTTACTGACTACGATAGAAGAAGATCGTTACAGTATGTCGCTGATCTATTAGGTCAGATCAGAAAGTACAGAAATCAGGCTAAGAAAAGATCTAGATTAGATCAGGATTTTATAGACAAGCCTGATGTAATTAAGAAATGGGCAACTGTATCATTAAAGACTTGTCAGGAGTGGTGGAGAGAAAACCACGATAGAACAAGTGTTAGCTTAGGTATTCAAGGTATGTCCGACTTAGCTATTGATAGATATGGTTCTTACAATGAAAAGAAATCTGTAATAAATGATAAGAAAGATTTCACTTGTGTGGACAATGTATACACAGTTCAAAATAGTGGAGACAAGGACAGTTGGAATAAAAGAAATGGATTGTTGATACCACCTCTATGGTATCTGCAAGTATACCGACATGGCTTGTCCTCTGTTGTTTACAAGTCTAGACCTTGTATGGTTATCAGGGCAAAGCCTATGCCTATACAAAGGTTAAAGTCTCAGGGCATAGATGTTTATAAGGCTGATATAATCAAAGCACATCATGGCTTAATTGATGTGATAAAAGATTTATATCTTGTATCTTATCAGAACAAGGCATACGAAAAGCACCCTGAGGGTAAACAACACATTGAAGATAGCGACAGAACATTTGCACCTCAGCAGTTCGATACTATGGGCGAATGTTTTACTGCTTGTAATGAGAACCTCAGGATAGCTGAGAATACTATATCAGGGCGATTAGTCTCAGGTATAACAAACTCACTCGCCATCTAAACTCAGGGGGGTCTAGCATGAGCAGTAAAAAGCTGAACTACTATCATAGGGGTTATGTCTACAAAAGCAGAATTAAGATTACTGACAATGGGGATATCGAGTTTATTCACGATATCTCCAAAAGAGATAATCCTGACAATGTTGTTTTCTTTTATTATGGAATTAATAGTAGACCATTAAAAGAAATCGAATTTAAAACCCATGTTGATAACATGATTAAAATAACTGAAAGGAGTTATTGATGCCTAAAATAGATAATAAAGCAAAATCTAAAAAATGGTTATCCGATAGAAAAAAAATATATTGGAAAGAATTGCCACCTGATTTCGATTACGAAATCACTTGGCATGATGCCATAAAAAATATCGAGAAGTTAGTAGATGAAAAAAGACTAGAGCTAATGAAAGATCAAGATTTTCATAATGCCCATCTACTAGATAAATATTTAAATGTAATTAAAAGAGGGTACTAATGCAGATCGAAACTATAAATGTAAATGAAATGAAATCTCTGAGAAAAGAATTGGGATATAAAAATGCTAAAGAACTATCAAGGTTATTAGGCTTTGGAAGTTCAACTATTCCTAGATGGGAAAGTGGTATATCTTCTATGAGTAAATCTCATGGTCTAATGGTCGAGGCTTTCCTAAAAGTTCCTAGTTTTAGAGAATTTATTTTAAGCAAAAATGGTATAGATATGTTTGAAAATGGAGAGTGGGTCGAAGAGGGAGTAATTCATCTTTCTCAAGAAGATATGAAAAATTTTATGAAATATATTCATGGAGATAAAAATGCGAAATAATCCTGACGATTTATCTAATCAACTTATCGCTAAGATTAAAAAAGAAATATCTTCAGAGATAAGCACTTATAATAGCCATAGCCATGAAGATGATGTTGATAGTCGAGAGCTAGGTATTCTTGATGGTCGATATGAAATGGCTATGCAAATTAAAAACTTAATTAAAGAATGGGAGAAAAAATATTATGGATAATTTAGATCGTTTTTTATTATTCTTAATGGGCATTTGTGTTGTGCTTATGTCTAGTGTTACCTTGGCTAATCCTGATGGATATTATATGCAAAGTATAGAGGGAATTATCTTTACTTTGTTTATAGGTTCTGTAGGATTGACCATGGTATTAATAAGTTTTTTTAGTATCTTTTTTAAAGAATAGGGGTTGGAGTTCACTCCTTTATTTGGTGGGTATGTGCATATGCCTTGGGGTTTTTTATGAATTATTCTCCCCTACCTAAATGCTATATCTCCCTATGTAGCCATAACCCCATGTAGATTATTATACATATGGCTACAATGGGCAAAACACGAACTCCGTAAATAATAGTGATGTTAAGATATGGAAACTTGCACAAAAAAGGCTCTCAGAGCCTTGTACAGAGGGGGTTGCAGACCCCTCTGTACGAATACTACCAAAACTAACTAAATGCTCTGTATGAAGAGTATATGCTTATTAAATGGGAGATTGTAATAATGGCAACAACTTACAGTAAACTTAAAGGCAGATCTAAAGGTCATAGATACAGAAACTCTATTGTTGACCTACAAAGAGATCTTTATAAAAGAAATGAAAAAATGACCCCACAAGAACTTGGACTAGATGAAAGATTTGAAGACCACCCAAATGGCGATAGCGATAGATATATTGGTAGGGTAGTTAAACAACCTACATCTAATTTGCACCATGCTAGAAAGTCTAGCACTTTCGAAAACTTCTAAAAGTTAATGGTAACTTTAAGAGGACTAGGAGAGATTGGAGAAAGCATGAAATCTCTCCTAGCCGTAACACATAGTTTGTGAGTTTTTCACAGTTTATAATTATTCCCATAAAAGTTTCGTGTCAACTATTATTCCACATCAAATAAAATTTATCTATTATCGTAGATAGACTTTCCACATTTTCTTCATTCCCCAACCATTCCATATCCTTGGAAAATAATTCCTGATTAGACAAAAGTTTATTTAAAATTATGTAGTGATCTTTATGTAATTCTTTTTTTACATACTTGAGGCAATCCATTACTTTTGATCTTAGAATATTATGTCCATCAAAATTTTTGTTATCACCAACTACACGAGGCATATAATTCATAGCCTTTACCCCAACCAAACCTGACTTATTATAATCTCCTAAAAGTTTATCCAAAGTTTTAAAATGGCTCAGGCAAATTACATTATTTAAAAGCAGTTTATCCAAAACATTTTGGTCAACTACTCTCATTCTCACATTGTTAGTGTTGCCTATGAACTCAGGCTTGAGGGTTTTGTTGTCTCGTTGGTAGACGTTTTTAGAATGGTACTTCTTTTTCATCATCTTCTACAATGTCAGGCATAAGCATTTTATTAGTTTCAAAAAATTTACCCATGCCGTTATATGATGTGGTTGCTTTATCAAACATCAGGCTACATTCGCCTATCGAACCGACCCATGAAAACCTACACTTCCATATCAAGACCTCACTAATATTTGAGTTAGATGGATTAGGTCTATGAACAGTTAATCCTACATCTGCCTTTGCAAACCATGAGGCACTACCTGATATATCGTAACCCTTTGGTGGTGGTACTGTGCCGTCATCTTTTCGCATCATCTTTGTTGGGTGGGCAACAAACCAAATATGTATGCTATGAGCCTGAGCAAAAACTCTCAGCTTAGTTAGCATATCTGATATCCAATCTGTTTCAGAAGTGTTGGGGTCTCTAGCAATATAATTATATGGGTCAATGATAATGCCCCTGACCCCATATCTCATTACTGCAACTTTCATTCTTTCAATAATACTGTCTAGCGAAGACAAAGAACCATCTGCCTGATACAAAAAACTAAAATGTTCTTGAACAAATTTTTTGCCTACGGCTAGATCAGCAGGTGTCATTCTCTCAGTTGCACCATCAAAAAATGGTTTTCTTAAATACTTACTAATCAGCTTTGATATGTGTATTCTAGGCTCATTTTCAAAAGAGCATATGCCGAACTTCCAACCTTTTTCCTTGGCAATATTAATCATTATCTGATCTATAAACTCAGATTTGCCACTTGATGGGTGTCCTGTAACCACGGATAGCTGACCCTCAACAATGGTGTATAATTCGTCTACCTCAGGATAACCTGTCGAAACACCCTTGCCTATGCCTTGCTCGTAGATATCGTCAAGCTCCTCAAAAAAATGTGAGGCATCATACAATCCCGATACGGGATATGGTATTGGTGTCGTGGCTATCTTATCTAATTGCTCTGCACCATGTTTTGTTAAAACCTCATTAGCATCTTTACAATCTTTTGGATATTCTATTTTCCAACATCTATCCTTGCCAACTCTTCTAGCAATCTCTTCAGACATTGCCTGACCTGACTTATCGTTATCTAATGCCAATATAATTTTTGAGCATTTATCTAGCTTTGATTTTGCATTCCAAATAAACTTAAACTTTGTATCTTCCTTGGGGTCAATCTTGCCGTCAACAACTTTTGCAACTGCTCCATGAGGTATAGACACAACCTGATTAAGTCCTATCTCTTTAAAGCTCAGACAATCAATTTCCCCCTCACAAATTATTACCCAATCTTTTTCTTTGATACTGTCAATGTTGTAAAAGTTTAATGCTGACCCATGACTTGTAAATCCCTTTGATGGGAAACTTCTCATTTTTGCATACTCGATAATACCATTATTGAAGTACGGAAATACTATACAATCCTCTTCTTTATTACTCGTGGATATAAATTTTTTAGTTAATTTAAGACCTGAGGAAATAGCAGTATCTTTTGATATCCCTCGTGTTTTTAAATAGTTTATTGCTTTGTTGTCTATGATATCCCAATTATCCTCTATTGCCTTGCTCAAAGGTTCTCTCCTAATTAATCTAAAATTGTTGTGTTTGATTTTTATTGCACCATCTTCTGCACAATGCCAACAATTATAAACTATCGAGTTATCCTCAACCTTTAATGATAATGTTTTGATATGTTTCTTTTTCCTTTTACTAGAACAAAAAGGGCAGAATATTTTGTGCTGACCTAAACCCAATCTCAGGGCATCAGACTTGATGCTTTCGTTATTTTCCATAATCTTTCTCCATGTGTTACACAGCAAACATAATTAGAAAAAAAATTATAATCAAGACAAAAGTTAACTTTAACTTATAAGTTCAGGATATCGTGTCCTACTCCATTGGCTGCCAGAAAACATTCCTAAATTATCGATAACTTTTGCCCTATACTAGTATATACTAGTAATACTAATACTAGTAATAAATAAATATACTAGTATATACTAGTTATACTAGTTAGAATAATTTTGAATTATTTTTTTTAGTTTTTCGCCTAGATATCTTCCAACGATAGGTTTGCTCTCTAAAATTTCTTTGATTGCTTTTTTGATATTCTCGGCATTTAAATCTGCGAGATCGCACACATGATCGCAGTCATTGCCACTAATCCATATACCAATAGCTAATTTTTCTTTACTCGTTCCTAGATAGCTATCAGAAATCGCTTGGCACACGACTAGTCTCCATAGGCGTAACTCTGATGTGAGTTCTTGGTTGCTCCCTATCGAGACCCCAGTATATATGTTTTTGCTTAACTTGTCTGTCGTTAGCATAGATAAAACCTTGCATACAGTCCAAGATAACGCTTTCATCTAAATCAGGTCTCCTAGACTGATAATATATTTTTATCTCAACAATGACATCAAGTTCAATAAGTTTTTCTAATTTAGGGCATTGTTCTTGAAAAGACTTTACATAATTTCTAGCTTTTTCAGATTTAATCACACCAAATTTTTTTCCAAATCTTACTATTTTTCGTGAGTTCGCCTTTGATGCTGGTTCGCCCTCGACAACAAATTTTATACTAGGATATATTTTATTTGACATTATTATACTCTATGATATACCTAAAATTACACATAGGAGTTTTACATGAAGATTACCAATAAATTTGGTTTGCCACAACCATTTGTTGATTTTATAAAAAACGATAAATACAACAAAGGTAAAGCAGACATATCAGTAACGTCTTTGATAGATAGTCCTAAAATATCTTTAATGAGACAAAAGTATAACGATCAGATAGAGATTGATGCAGTAGATCAGATATGGTCAATCTTTGGAACTTCAGTACATTCAATATTAGAAAGATCAGAAGATGATATTTATTCTGAAACTGAACAACGTCTTTACTCTGAGGTTGATGGTTGGGTTTTATCAGGTGCTATAGATAGACAAGAGATAGATAAAACAGACGGAAAGATTACTATCGTTGATTATAAAGTTACCTCGGTATGGTCTGTGATTTACGGAAAGATAGAATGGGAAAGGCAGTTAAATTGTTATGCTTACCTATGTGAAAACAACTACCACCCAATATTTACAGAATTTTCAAAACAAAAAAAAGAAGTTAAGCAACTCAACATATGTGCAATCCTGAGGGATTGGAACAGAAGAGATGCCGAGAAAAAAGAAAACTATCCACAGACACCAATAGTTGTTGTGGACATACCTTTGTGGAGCAAAGAAGAAAGAGAAAGTTATATCAGGGATAGGATTAATAAACATCAAGATGCTCAGGTAAATTTTGACATAAACGAAGAAATGCCTCTTTGTTCTGACGAGGAAAGATGGAAAAAAAATGATGCATGGGCAGTAAAAAAGAAAGGTCAGAAGAGGGCATTAAGAGTTTTAGATAGTGAAGAAGAGGCTATCAAATATATGGATTGGCACAATGAAACCGACAAAGCCTATGCCAAAAAAACAGATTTAGAAATGGAATTTCGCCAAGGCGAATATAATAGGTGCAAGGGTAATTACTGCTCTGTTGCACAGTTTTGTCAACAATACATAGGAGAATAAAAATGGCAAAAGAAAAAAAAGAAAAGAGGGTTAGAGCAAGAACTGCAAAAGGTAAGTTTATTGCTGATGACCCAAGTACACCTGAGAACGAGGCTTACGTCAAGCCTAAGAAAGTAATTAGGAAAGTCAAGAAGAGTGGTGTTGTTAAATTAAAACCACCTACAAAAGAAGAGGCTTATAAAAAGCACATAAAAGAGGCTACAAAGAAATCACAAAAAGAATACAAAGATTTCTTCATTATAGCTTGGATCAAAAAACTTATGGGGGTATTTAATGGCTCAAATAAATGAGAAACTAGAAAAACTTCTTAAAGAAGTTGGAGAGGTTGTAGACCTTAAAGACAGATCTAGTGCAGTATGGTCATTACCACAAAACCAAAGTGTTATGATTGTAAAACACAAAGCACTAGAAAAAATATCTGCACATCTTGGTATGTGGTTTGATGCACCTAAAATTATTGAAAGTGATACTGAAAAGAAAATAGTTTCACTTGTTGTTCAAGGTTACATAGATGATGGCAAGGGCAAGAATACTGCTTGGTCGATTGGAGAGGTTAGTCCTGACAATTATAAGACATATGCAAAGCAAAGCTCTTATCCTTATGCCATGGCTGAGAAAAGAGCTATTGATCGTGTAATATTAAAACTCTTGGGTGTTCATGGAGACTTTTATTCTCAGGCTGAAATAGACGAGCTTGAAGAGGGTAAGGAAATAAAAACCAAAAAACCACCTAGAGAAAACAAAACACCAAAAGAAGAACTTCATGATTTAGCAGAGAAAGATGAAAATATTAAAGAAATAATAAAACACTTTCCTGATGCTGAGTTGGTTAAGTATTTTGGAGAAACAAAGTATCTAGTGGCTCTAGATGAAAGTGAGCAAAGGATAGATACAGAAGAAGATTTAATAACCTCAACAAAAGGTTTTATTAAAGAGATGTATAATTTTAACTATGAACAAGCTCTAGAATTATACAATAAAAACGAAGAACTCTTTCTTATTTACAAAGAAAAAAATGAAGACGGATATAAAGAGTTAATGAAATGGATAGGCGAAAATACTAAAAAGGAGAGTGCATAATGGCTATCAAAGAAAAAGATTATAAACCTAGTGGTTCTTTATTTACCAATGAACAAAGAAGAGGGGAAAATTCTCCTGACTACAATGGTTACTTGCATATTACATCTGACGTATTAGATGATTTGATTGCAAAAAGAAAAAAACAAGTTATGGAATGGGAGCAACAAAAACCTGATATCGATTGGTCTAAAGTAGACAAAGACAAGATGTTTCATCTAGACATGGATTTGAGTGGTTGGAAGAAGATTGCTAAAAGTGGCAAACCATGGCTCAGGATTACTGCAAATATTCCTAAAGAAAAAGAGAGTAACAAACCATTCTAGTGAGGGAAATATGTCGGACAACAACCATGATAGTAGTATAGATGATGAATGGCTGACTTCTGATGAAGTTATGAGATACCTACATTTAAGCAGAATGTCTTTTTATTCTATTCTTAAAAAAGACGATAGCTTTCCAAAGGGATATGCCATCTTAACTAGGAAAAAACTTTGGAAAAAAGATGATGTTGAAAATTGGGTAAAAAGCAAATCAGCAACTTCTGAAAGTTAATAGTAACTTCTATGGACTACAGTAGACCAAAATATGAGACAAGCTATGACTTGTCAAACGAGGGCAGTATTATAAAGATTGTTTCTAATAAGTGGAATGTCAATTTTTGTAAACTGCCCATGTCATACAGATTGGATTATGCTCTTTACAAATCAGATAATTTAAGAGGTTTCTGTGAAGTAAAACGGCGAAAGTATAGAAAGTCCGATTTCCAAACTTATATAATATCGCTAGACAAAGTTATAAAAGCAAGAGAACTAGCAAGTATAACGAATACAAAATCAGTTTTAATAGTATCGTGGGTAGACGTTATTGGTTGGATTGATTTCAGTAACGATTTTGTTTGCCGTCAGGGTGGTCGTGTAGATAGATCAGATTGGCAAGATGTAGAACCCATGTGTCATTTCAATATAGAAGAATTTAAACCAATAGTTGATTGGAGAAACAATGATAAGTAAGTGGGCGAGAAGTAGAGCTAGATTAAGAGATTATGTAAATCAAATAAAAATAGAAAGGGGTTGTGAAAGATGTGGATATAATGAAAATCCTAGGAATTTGCAATGGCATCATGTTTTGCCAAAAACTAAATACAAAGCCGTTGCAGAGATAGTTAGTCAAGATAGATGTATAAAGAAAGTCAATGCAGAGATAGATAAATGTATATGTGTCTGCAAGGCTTGTCATGGATTATTGGAGATGTAATAAAATGAACGATAATGTAAACAGACCAAAGCACTACAGAAAAGGTAAGGTAGAGTGCATAGATGCAATAAAAAGTGCATTAGGAGAGGGTTACGAGTACTACCTTCAAGGAAACGTAATCAAATACGTTTGGAGATATAAGCATAAAAATCTTCTTGAAGATTTAGAAAAAGCACAATGGTATCTGAGGGAATTAATTAAGATAAAGAAAGGAAAGAATAGATGAAGTCTATTAGCGAAGAAGAAGTGCAGAAAGCCGTAGATTGGCTAAGAGATAACTCAGAAAAATGTGCTAAGGCTAGAGCAACAAGAATATACTTAGAGGAATACAGAAAGTCTATAAAGGCTATACTCATGAGCAAATATCCTGAGCTATCTGTTTCTGCTCAGGAAAGAGAGGCTTATGCACATGATGAATACAAAGAACACCTAAAGTTAATGAAAGATGCGATATACGAAGATGAACGTATGAGATTCTTTAGGGCATCTGCTGAAGTTAAGATAGAGGCTTGGAGAACTCAACAAGCAAACATAAGATCAATCAAGCTATAAACAAGCTATTATTCGTGTATGTCTAGCGATTTGATTCGGCAGCGTATAACTTAACACACTAAAATCGTGAACTTCTAGAGGTTAATGTTAACTTTTAACTTGCCTCTCTAAACCCAGCCGACCTCATCAGGATAAGCCCACGCCTCATGAGGTCGTTAATCCTATCCCTCCTTATCTTTATAAGGTTCTTTATAACTTTCTCATCTAGTCTTGGGTTTCTTTCTATCTCTCTTATTTGTCTTAGTAATCTGTTTCTTGCGTTGTCTATTGCCTTGAGCCTTGGAACAATACTTAACTGCTCTCTATTATCCCTGAATATTTCTCTTGTTAATTCTACATCACCAGATCGTCTGGCTAAGTCGTATCGTGCTAGTATCGTGAATAACGCTTTTCTATTTTCCAAATAACTTGATACATCTTCTCTCTCACTTGGAGATGCTATTACCTTTCTTGCAAAAGGTATCACACTAGTTAGTGGTGCTTGTAAGTCCTCGTTGATAGCGTCATATATCCTGAAAGGCGATTCTAGTGATCTTTGAACAAACCTTCCAACACCACCAGTTGTATAATCAAACCAAAACTCCATAACGTCTGGTGAAAGATCAATAAAGCCACTTTCTACTGCATCTCCTCCTGATATGCTGTTTAAGAAATTAGCTATTGTTACTGCTGTGCCACTTGTGCTTGACCAATATGCCTGACTATTAGGTGTAGGTCTTGATGCAAACTGAGGTGATTCTTTAAATATAGGGTCACCTTTGTAGTCCTCGTTGATAGCCACACTGACAAATGGGTCCAGCACTGTAGGAGCTGCCAAGTTATAAAAATTATCAAAACCACCAAAAGGACTTAAACTTTCAAATGCAGTACCAAATATGGTCCGGCTAGCCTCCCCGGGTGTATACTCGCCCCTAGCAGCTCTCGAAACAGCTCTTCCTGCATTTACAGCTAAGTTCATACCATATGCTAATGGTATTGTAATAAACTTATCTTCTGCCAAACCAAATGTTGGTAATACAAAATTATGCTCTAATATATATCTTGGAAGTTCATCATAGTCTTTAATTCCATCTTCATCTTCATCACCTGACAACAATGAGTTAAATGCATCTTGCATAGCTCCATAAACAAATAATCCAGCCCACACTTTTCTTACCCGCTTCGACTTAACTGCAGCGTTTATCAGTGCCATTGATCCTTGCATTGATGCGTTATAAAATAAATACCATGAATTTAAAAATTGCTTCTGCTCCCCACCCTTCGCAAAGTTGACTGTTAGGTTTCTTGCTGCTTGTGCAGCCCTAGCCGTGCTAACCCCTCTTTTTACAAGCGCTGTGTATAATGAGACACGCACACCATTTTCAACTGCTGTATTGTAATCATCTAAGAACTTACCTAATTTACCAAAACCTTTTTTAACTAAGCCTAATTTCCCTTTTTTACTATTATCAGACACATCACTAAGTATACTATTTATACTATTCATTTGATCTTGAAGGTCATTCATTTGGTTGGTTGCGTTTTTACCACCTGACTCTACAAACTTTGTATACTCTTTTGCCCAAAAGCTATCAACATCTCCATCTCTTAAATTCTTAGATATGCCTTTCACCGCAGGTAGCGCACTCTTAAGCACTTCAGACATTAAACCTTTTTCGTCATACTGTTGAACATTTACACCAGCAGTTCCTAAGTCTCTAGCAAAGTTTGGTATAACGAAAGATGGATTGTATGTTGTATTAATATTAGATAAATATCTATTCAGTTTACCTAAGGCTCTTGTAAAGCCGCCTACACTATCAGGAGTCATAAATCCTTTCATAGCCCTAGCTATTCTAGCATCGTTAAGTGTTATGTAAACATTTCTGCCATTTTCTCTAACAGTTAGATACTGTTCTTTTTCGCCTAAATCCTTTGGTATGTCGTCTTTATTAAAATAAACCGCACTTATGTGCTGCATTTCTTTCTTTAAGTTATCGTTAACTTCTGTGGTCCCATCTTCTATGCCTCTAACAAGATTTAAATAACTTAAACCAACCTTGTTTCTTTCAGCATCTGCAATAGATTTATTATTTTGTGCAAATAGTGTAGCAACTATATTTTCTGCGTAGAAATCTTCTGCTTCACCCTCTTTTGATCTTATTCTTCCCCTTGCTTTACGGTCCGGTCTCTTCGTGGCACCAAATAAATTTTGTATTACAAAGTTTTCAGCTCTCTCTTCTCTCTTGCTGTCACTATCTGCTTCATCTTCAAAGTTTAAGTCACCCCTTAGTGGAACATAGTTTTCATATATTCTCTCATACTGATTACCTTCTTTATCAGTAAACACCTCTGGAATAAGGCCACCTTGTTTTCTTTCTTCATTTGTGTTCTTGACTATAGATTTTGCAAAGTTTTTAATATTTTTTATCTTTGTTTTCTCAGAGTCAGGCAATGTCAATATCCATTTATTTATTCTATCAGCCTCGTTGGTATGCATACCAGATGCGATTGGATTTTTTAAATAATCATTCCTCTCCTTCGCATGCGCAGCGTAAAGGATGGCGTCTGCAAGTGCCATTTTTCTACTAGGATATCTGCCATCAATTGCTGTTTTATAAAAATTAGATATTCTAGACAATGTATTTAATGAGTCTTGATTAACATTTAAGGTATCTATTGTTTCAATCATTGGTTTAAAAAATTCTTTTTGTGCTTTTTCTACTTTTGCACCTGCTATTCCATGAAATAATTCTTCTTGCATATAAGTATCCATGGCATCAGTAATCTCAGCACCATTCTCTCTTAGCTTGTCCATCAAAGCACCAATAGGAAGAAATCTGTCTTGAACTTGAATTAATAAATTTTGTGCGGCTTTTCTTAAATTTTCTTCTTCAATTCTACCAAGACTAAATTTATGTCCAGCTTTTGCTAAAACTCTAGATAGATTATCGTATTGTATTTTTATTCTAGTATTAGATATACCTTTTTCTATAGCACCACTCATAGGTGTTTCTTGCTGATTCATAGAAGCAGTGCTTAACATACTTTGTTTAAATAGTTTTTCTTCTGGATAACCTGTTCTTATAACAAAAGAATCAAACTTAAATGAAGGACTTGTCTCATCTAACTTTTCTCCTCGTTTAACAAATTTTAAAGGCATAACAAATTTATTTTGCTTTGCCCCTCTTTGTGGGGTCCTGTTAAACTCTAGCCTAACACCTGTTGCTGTAGTGTTGACAATCTCTACGCCATTATTAACGTCATCCCTATTCTGCTGGTAATATAATTTTGCAAGATTATCATAAAACAAATCTTTTATATTTTTATATTTAAATGTTTCTAATAACTCTTGCTCATGGCTTTTACCAGTTGTTGGTCTTACTGCTGTAATGTGATCGTTTCCAAATCCACTATACAAAAATGTATTACCTCTGGGTATTTCTTCATGTTTACCATCTACAAAAAACACAGGAAGACTTCTATTATCTAGATTTATAACACCGTATAAATATTTACCCAGCTCTCCTGTTGCACCATACGCAGAGTTTTGTTTGCCAGTTGATATCATGGCAAACTTTTGATCGTTTATTGTTTCTTTAATTAACTCTAAATCTTTAGGATCAACGTCTTTAGCCGGATCGTAATCAACTAACTCTTCTTCGGTGTACTCTCTTTTTTCATGCCCGATATTTGTATCAACCTGTCCAGTAGAATCGATAGATCCTTGTCCTGCACCTCGCTTATCAGCGAGTCGCTCTCGCTCTGTTGGGGGGAGTGCTTCTCCAATGGTTTGGTCATCTATGCCTTCCTTTCTTAAAAATGCTATTGCTGCGTCTACATAATCGTTATCGCTACCTTGTCCCGGGGCTACCCCGATGCTCTTAAATAATCTTTTTTCACCGTACCAATACACAGCCTGTGAGTCAGCAACAGTTATTTGTCTATTAGTCTGTCTGTTATATCTATCAATAACTCTATTATATAAAACCCTAAACTGTTTTCTGTTAGTCGGTGTCTTTGGTGTCTCTTGCAGTCTTGTCTCTAAGTTTTCAGCTAATCTTTGCGCTCTTGATAAAAACTCTGTTTTATATGTGTCTATAAATTCTTTTGTTCCAAGTTTCTTTCTTCTTATTCTTTCAACATCTTTGTTAAATCTACCATTTATTAAAGTAGAAAGCTCTCCAACATTCGATATATTAATTATATCTGTGCCTAATTCATCTGTTGCAACTTTAATTCTACTAATTTCATCTTCTGTGCCTGACTCTAATGCTTTTTGGAACTCTCTAAGCGCATCTTGTTTATTCTTTACAAGAGTTGTTTCTCCTATTGTTCTAAATGGCACGCCAAATATTCTATTTACAAAACGCATAAACCATCTATCCATAGTAAGATATTCATAATTTCCTATTATATTTTGATAAAATGCACCTATTTTGCTACCAAATATAAAAGACATTGGCACCATTTCATCTGCTGTCTCTTGTTTAAATGTAACTTTACCACCAGTTAGGCTTGTTAAAGATTGTATTAGTGGATCATTTTCTATTTCTTTTTTTGATCTAACAACTTGCAAGAACTTCTTTATCTCCAAGTCTGTCATGCCTTTTTCTTTTTTTAATATATTATACGTTAAAAAAGACTTTTCCATAGCAGATGCTTGACTGCCTTGATTTTCTAATAATAACTCACCAGTTCTTTCCCAATTTTCCATTTGTGTTTTTAATGCATTACTCTGCGCAACGACTGCCTCGCCGTTAGAAGATATAGCTAACACAAATTCAAATGCAGCTTCAGCGTTCTTATCAGTTTTAATTATAGGAATTGATATTGCATATAACTTTTTAGCAAGTTTGATCTTATCATCATACCAACCAATAGCTGACTCATCTGCTTCTACCTGAGCTTTTAACTCTTCAAACATAGCTAATTCTGCAAGTTCTCTATCTTCTGCATTATTTATATCAAGTGTTATATTGCCTCTTTCTGCATGCAGTTGTTTCACAGCCTCAGTCATTTTTACAGAACCAACTTTAGCCCTTTGTTCAAATTGACCATTCTCATCCATTCTATCTAATATTGTTAAATCTCTAGGCTTTATACCTTTGATAGAGTATTTCTCAGGATCTGCATCAAAATTGCTATCTGTTAATTCACCAAGACTAGCATCAACCTCAGGGTCATTGGTAATAAGATATTTAACAGGTAGTAAATCAACCTTTTGCTCTGCAAACGGCCTATCTGACAGCTTCTCTACACCTAAAGCGCTTTCGTTAAAATTGACCCAGCTATTTTGTCCTCTTGTTTCTGATGTCAAAGCCCATCTTGCATAGGGACTCTTAGTCATAATCATGTGATTACGCCATGCAGCCTCTTCTCCTAATGGCCCAAAGCCAACAGTGGACATTGTATGCGCATAGTAATCGTGGACAGCTCGTAATAAATCATTAACAAGCATAGGTCTTCCGTTTATATCTACTATATTTGTTGGTTCTAATAATGGGTGATTATCATAGACCACGCCTTCCGGCCCAAATGTAGCAGCTTCTGTTCCAAAAATATAAAGATGGTTATTGGCAAGTATATCTTTTCTCATAGCCTCTGACATTCTAGCGCCTGTATATGGCTCACCTTCGTCTTGATATATCTCTACCTTTATAGGCATCGCATTGTATTGCTCTGTAACCTCTTGTGCTAATTCAGTATATGCTCTTCTAACAGTTGGGTTATCTAAGTTATTTATACCCATAGCATCATAGTCTTTAGCTATTTCCATCTGTAGATTCTTTTGTTTGTCTGTAAGAGTCTTAGCCTGTACAGTTGGATCTACTAGTCTTTGCGCTAATCTATTAGCTATTCTATTTGCTGTTTTGTCTGCTTGATCGGTCTCTGGGAGTGGAAAGTCGCCTCTAATTTGTTCATAGGAATTTGTGGCCCCGTATCCTGAACCGTAAGCCCAGAGTCTTTCAACTCTTGTATCAAGGCTTGAAATTCTTGGTCCAAGAAGTTTTCTTGCTCCTCTAACTGATTTTCTGAAGTCTCTGATTGCTGTTCTGTCATTTGGATCTCCTAAATAATAAGCCTGTAATGATTTGTCAGTGACAGTAAAACCTGCCAATCCTGTTTTATCTATTATACTTGATAGCTCTTTTGTTGGTATTGACTCTGTTAATCTAAAATTAACCACAGGTGTGTTGTAACTACCATCACCAAACTGATAACCAACTAGATTATTAAATCTTCCAAATCTGTCAGTCACTCTTTGTCTTACATGTATTTGTTCTTGATTAAAGTTTCGAGCAAATTTTTCAAGAGCAGATAAAGCTAGATCTTTTCTTCCTTCATCAAATGTTATCTTCAATCCTACGGCAGGCTCTAGATCGCTACCGTACAAGCCGTAGGCTGGAGTTGACTCTACTTCTACATTTGGTATTGCTTGAGTTAAATAATCAACAGAGTTTATTGCAACTTCTTGTAGCGCAACCATAGCATCTTCATCACCTTTGTTTGCTGCCTTTTGCAGTTCACTTAACCCAGTTATGCTATCAGTTGCTGCGGATATATTGGCTCTTATCTCACCTCGTAATTGACTAAACTTTTCCTGATTCTTTCTATCTATCAATGAGACTTCTGTCTCAAAAGGTACATATTTTACATCTGACGGCAAGTTATCCACAGGCTTAGGTGCATTATCCTCTGTGTAGAAGTTAACGTTCCCTTTTACAAAAACCTTGCTACCAAGATGAACTGCTGTACCTTTTATAGATTTAACTGCATATCCATTTTTATCTGTAAATAAATGAGTTCCATTTATACCTCTGGCTTCGCTACCCGGGTTAAAAGACAAGATGTTATCAGGGTTAGAAACAATATCTTCTATCTCTTGTCTGGATATATTTGTTATTCCACCATAACCACCAGCCATAGGGACTTTGTCTTGCTTAACGCCAGTTCTTGTTACACCTTTGTATATATCAGCTCTTTTCTGAGGTGACACCATAAGCTCGCTATCTTTTATAGCAACAACGCTATCGTATCCCAACGCAGTGCCGTATGATTTAGCAGGGTGTACTGTTTGCGTCATCCCTATACTGCCATCATCCAGTTGCACAAAGCCGTTTAAATTAGGTCTAACTGTGACCATTTGACCTTCTTCAAGCTGTCTATTCTTAAATAGCTTGTTCATTATTTTTGTTTGATCTGTAGAGTTTTGCTTATTTGCTCTTATAAACTGTGCTGTTTCTAGAACGTTATCAGGTATAATGCTTGGTCCAACCAATCTACTTTCTCTTTCTATTGAGTCTTGTAAAGCATCTGGTGATGCGCTCTTCTTCTCAGCCTCAGATACTCTTCTTTGAAAGTTTGTGCTGCCAATATCTCTAAATAAATCACCAGCTTTATTAAATCCTGCTTCTTTATGTGATTGAAATAATGTCTTAAAAAAGTTTATTATTCTACCAAATAATGTCTTAGGTTTACCACCTAACACAATTTTGCCATCAGCAAAGTCTCTGTACAACTCAGCAATAGCCTCTTCTGCCTGCTCTTCTGCTGTGTATTTAGAGCCATCAGACTTAGTCTGATACATTCTATTAGCTCTATCTAGATATGTGTATTTTCTTTCTACCTTTTCACCATTAATAATCTGTACATATTTTCTATTTTTAGCTGCATTTACTAAAATATTTTGCTCTTGCTGTGTAAATACGCCTAACTCAAACAAAGCATGTATTATTTCATGGTTCATTACAGAGCCTAATCTTTGCTGTAGCTCAGTCTCTGTAAGGCTTGGGTCATATATTTCCATAGCAAGTGCTATAGTTTTATTAGAGTACACACCCTCTGTGACAGTCCCCTCTGCTATTGCTTCTTCTGGCCGCTGTCCTCTAGGTGTAAGTATGGGTTTAAAATCTAACTTAATATTACCTAATCCAATAGCAGCTAGAGATGCCTTCAATGATTTTTGTACTGCATTTTGTTTTGCTTTATACTCATCTGTTTTAAAATTTGCGTTATCAAATGCATTTTTTGCCTCTAGTGGTGGTATTATTTGACCAAGACGAATTACATTTTTACCCAGCTTTCTGTCTGATCTACTTGCTAAATTAGTGGCAGCTTTAGATGTGTCGCTGTATTTCTTGCTTAGATCATCTATCTCTCCATTAATCTCATCTAGTCTATTAACCTGATCTATAGATAAATCGCCTATAGCACCTAACTTTTTCTTTTCTTTTTGTAGTTTGTCCATGTCTTTCATTATGGACTTAACTCTTGCTTTAAGTTGCTCTGATTTAATCCTAATATCTTGCTCTTCAGATAAAGTAGCAACTAACTTAGCTTTATCTTTCTTTATTATATTGTTTTGTAATAACTTATCTCTGATTCCATTTATCTTAGATTGAGGTATTGGCTTTTTACTTTTAGTTTTTAATGCCTTCTTAGCTATGGCCTGTGTAAACTGCCCTTCTTTTTTAACAGCATCTTTTACTTTGTTATAGTCTAAATCTTTTGTGTCAGCTTCTAAATCATTAGTTCTATCTATAGCAACATCAAGCTCATCTTGTGTAAGAGTCTCCTTATTTGTCTCCAAATCGAAATCTGTTGTGCCAGAAACGACATCAGCATATGTAATTTCTTGTATTCTTTTATCTTTTATTTCATCTTGAATATGATCTGGGAGTTGTGAGAGAGTTACAAACTTGCCGTCTGTGCTTTTAAAACTCTCTATATCTTTTTGTTGATTAATAAAATTAACAGCATTTGTATTCATAGTCTGAACTTGTTGTGCCATTATTCTATCGTCACTATCTAATTGACTAATCTTGTCAGGCTGTTTGTCCTTATCTCCACCTACAATATTACCAACAGAACTAACTGTACCACCAACAAGACCTGCGGCAGCAGCGACTTCTATATATGTGTCTAATGCCTCTTGATTCCAAAGAGGTTTGCCTTCAGCATGTCTTTGTAATATTTCTTGACCTATTTCAGTCGGGACCTCTGCTGCAACACCTTTACCTACGCCTTTTCCAGCCCTAGTAAACAAACCTCCACCTGACAATAATTTACCTGCAAATCCTGCAGTAACTAATAAATCACCTAATGTATCCAAGGCGGCAGATGGAGCTGCATATGTGAGTGCTTTTAGTTGATTAACATCTCCTGTAACGGGATCTGTGGCAGATGGAACAAAAGTGCCATAAAAGTATGGTAAATTAGCAAGGCCCGCACCTATCATCGTTCCTATTTTAATACCGCCAACTGTACCAGCAGGTCCAAAAATAGAACCAACAACACCGCCTATAACTGATGGGGCTAAATTTGGTAACTGCTCGCCAAATGTAGATGCTGCATAGTCACCAAATGTAGAAAGATCATTGATGCTATCTAATCTTCGTGCATCCTTTGCTTGTTCTTCTAATTGTCTAGTATTTTCTTCTGATACTTCTTGCCCATAATTTACAAGACCCTCTATACCAAAACCCTTACCAACACCTACAAGAGCATCACCATATGCTCTTTGTAGCTGATCTATTCCTCTTGATACACCTTTTGTAAATAAATTACCATCATCAGGGACTTGCTCTGCAACATTCTCTTGACCTCGTAAAGCTAAAAACTGTTGTATTTCAAGAGATTCTTGCTCTGTAGGAGTGTCACCATCTATCTCAAATGTATATAGTCTGCCATCTAATGGATTGCTAACGTCAAATGTTGCCATCTTAATCCTGCTTCTTAATAGCTGCTTGTACCTCTGCCTTACTAAAATAGTTTGGATTTATACCTGTGTAAGATTTTGTAAGCTGATCCCTTAACGCTCTTGTCTGTTTAAGCTCTTGCTTTAATGCCTCTACTGTTTTTTTAGACTCTTCTGTAGGAAACTCTTGAGCTTCTATTATTTGCTCCTCTAACTTTGCTATAGAGTTTGTTAGTCCAATAACTCTATTTAAGGCATCATCCATACTAAAAACATTTTTATTTTTAGCTAACTTAGCTCTTGCATTTAATAAATCCACAACGCCTTCTTGATATCTCTCTTGCGCATCTCTGTAAGCCTGCAATCCTACACCAGCACCTTCTCCTATTGCCTGTCCAAGTGTAGGTTTATCTGATGCCATAATAGCTAATCCTGCCTGCGCTAAAGCTAAATACTTGTCTTGCTCTCTGCTTTTTGCAAGATCTTGTTGCATAGCAACCAACTGCTCATCTAATGTAGGAGCTTTCTTTTGATCCCCTTTGCCTGTTTCCACTGATGGTTTTGTTGTTTCTGGGGTTATACCTTCGGCAACTATTCCTGCATCAGGAAGTTTATCAATTTCACCTGATTTAATATTTGCCTCTCTTATATCTTTTTGTCTCTGCGTTTCGTTGTCTGAGCTAGATGCAGCTTGTTTTATTGTATCAAGAAATGACTTAGGCTCAGTATAATCTATATCACTCTCTAACATAGCACCTAACTCTATTTTTTCTTGCTCGTCTAAATATTTCTTTGTTGCAGGACCCTCTATAGCTCTTAAAATATTTTTTTCTTTACCACCTTGTCTTGCACCTTTGATATAGTCATCATAAAACTCCGAAATAGCAGGACCCATTTTGTCTCTTCCAAATCTATATAAAGGACCTATTGGGTCAATATATTCAGATCCCGGTATTTTTGTTGTAAATATTTTTTCTAGAAGACTTTTATCTTGATTTTTATCATCTTGAGTTGACGCCACCCCTGTAGATGTCATCATTTGAGTCAAAAGATTAGGTTTTATAGGTCTTCCATCAAATGTAACCATATTATTTTTTACACCAGACAAAGAATCCACTCCAGATAATAATTCATTTACCTTGCTTTCATCATCTTTAACTTTAGATGCAGCTATTGCTCTATCAACCATATTAGAGTCTATTGGGCCTTTATATCCTTCAAATCTAGTTATTGCTGGAATTAAATTTCTTTTAACATTATCATCAGAAAAATCTATTTCATCATCTACATCAACCCCTAAACTATCCGCTAATACTTTTGCATATTGTTTATTGTTTGGATTATTATCTGCTGCAGGCGAGTATTTTTCTACAAAATCTTTTAATGTTTTAACATTTGGATCTTTGGCATATTTATCAGCTGTTAAAGCTATGCCTCTTAATCCAAATTCAGGAGAAGCAAATGTTGCGTATCCACTGGCTATTCCAGTTGTTCCAAAATAAGGATCATTAGTTAATCTCATGTTTCCGGGATTTAAATTTCTATCTGCTATAGACAATCCTTGTTGCGCCCTTATAACACCACCCTCACGCATCATCATAGCAGGTGGTTTAGGAGCTGAAAGTGAACTTTCACTTTTAGGAGCCATAGCCTGAGCCATACCCATTATACCAGATGCAGGAACCCCTGCGCTAGCCACCGCTTCCTCAGCCACTGTTGACGGGTCCGATGCTTGTGCGGCTTGGTAGTCAGACTTAACTCTTTGTCTTCTATTCATTTCAGACAATACAAGATATTGTGGCGCTGTTCCTGATGGCCTCCTCA